TCACTGTTGATCCTCCGCCAGGATGCCGCCGCTGATGACGGCTGAGCCGACCAGCATGCCCTTGGTGTCATGGCCGCCGTAGGCGAGCGGCACCGGGTTGCCTTGAGCCTGCGTATTGACCGTCCCGTTCATGCTGTAGCTCGGCGCGTTCTCGGCGCTGTCCTTGGCCCCAAGCCCCTTCGGCTGGGGCGAGAGCATCTGAACAACGCCACCAACCACCATGCTGACGCCGAGGTTGATGAAGGGGGTGCCGCTGACTCCGGTGTAGGCATTCAGCACGACGCCGACGACGATCAGCACCACGCCAACGATGGTCTGCAGAACACCACCCCGCTTCGCCCCCACCAGCACGGGCGCGATGCGAATCACGTCCCTGCCCGGCGGATCGTTGAGCTGCTGGACGCTGAGATTCTGGCGGCCAATGAAGACCGCGAACTCCAGACCCCGCGCCTTAGCTTTGGCCAGGAACTGCTGAAAGCCTGGCACCAGGATGCACAGCGCGCGTACGGCCTCCGCTGGGCTGTTCACCGCCAGCCGGAACTCGCGGCCGAATTCTCTGCCCAGCGGTCCCGAGAGGATCACGGTCCGTACGCGCTCAGTCATGGCACACCTCGCGGTGGCGGACAATGCAGCGGGTGCGCTCGGCCCACATGCCGCCATACGGCACACGCTCCGAAAGCCTGCCGTGGAGATGGTGCAGCATCTGCCCGTCGCCGACGTAGACGCCGGCATGGTTGGTAACCGTCGACCGGATCTGCATCAGGATCATGTCGCCGCGCTGCAGCTCACCGGTAGCGGGCTCGAAGCCTTCTGCCAGCAAGCGGTCCATGCTGTAGAGGTCCTGGCCCTTTTCCCACCAGTCGTCCTCGCGCTCGTACTGCGACAGGCGCACGCCGAGCTTCGTGGCGTAGAAGTCCCGCACCAGCGTGTAGCAGTCGAGCACCCCGTGCGCGAACTGCCGGCCGACCAGAGGCGCTCGGAATCCGCAAGGCTGGATGGTCTGGAGGTCAGCGCACTCCGGCGCCTCGCCGGCAACCTGGCCGACGCTCACGATGTGCCACACCAAGCCGCTCTCCTCACACATGACGCGGTCTGCGTCCGATGGGTGCGCGGCGGCGTTCGGGTGGCTGTGCACCACCGCAAGGAGCTCGCCCAGGTCCTCAGCTGCTGCATAGTCCGCGGCAGGCAGGCGAAAGTGCTCGCTGGGCGTCACGGCGGTGTTCTGGCAGGGGATGTAGCGCTCGCCCTCGGCGGTGGCCACCACCAGCCCGCAGCACTCGCGGGGATACTCGGCCACGGCATGTGTCTGGATGGCCTGCAGGGTGCTCTGTTGCATGGTCTCGCCCATCAGAAAGCCCGCGCGAGGCGGGCTGGGGCTGCAGGTGCAGCGGGAATTTGTAGGGGGGTGCAGGCGGTCAGGTGCGCAGCAGGCCGGCAGCGGGGGTTCCGCCATGCGGCAGCGGGTTGTTCTCGCCAAACCTCATCTTGCAGGCGCGGACCAAGCCGCTGCAGTCGTCCTTGGCTGGATCGTCCGTGGGCTGATCGTTGATGTCCGCCACCGGCGGGCCGTTGTAGGTGCAGTACGGCCCGCGATATCCGCCGCGGAGGATCCAGCTGCAGAACGGAAGGCACTGCCGGCCCGGCAGCTGCTCGCCATTCAGATCGATCGCGGTGGTCAGCTCGAACTCGATGGTCTCGAAGTCCTCGGAGACCTTGCGCTCAATGAACCAGATCTCGTCGGGAAAGTGCTCGCCCGGGTCAGCCGTCGGGTTCCCGCCTGGGAAGTTCGCCGCATCCAGGTACTTCACCAGCGTTTGCCGGCGGATGAGGCGCGCGCCCGCCAGGTCATCGAACAGCAGGCACAGGGCGCCGATACGGCCGTCGATGTTGCTCACGCGCAGCCGCGGGTTCGGCGGCTGGTCGCTGGTCCGTTCGAACCCAGTGGCCTCTATCGGCCAAGCGCCGTACTCCTGCCCCTGCCACCAGATCACCCCGGTTTGCAGGTGCTGGTGGAAGTACAGCTGGTCTGCCCCGAAGCTGGTGCAGTCCAGCTCATACACCGTGACCCTGCCACCAGGCTCAAGCTGCTGGGCATCGGCAGTAATCATACCGCTAGTTCAACCTGCGGACCTGATGCTTGGTCATCGGCGCCAGTTGACTGGCCTTCCTGCGCTGGGGGCATCTCCGGCATTTCAGGCACTTCGATGGTGACAGTCACGCGGACTGTCAGCAGGTTCACGATGTCCTTGGGCGTGGCCGAGCCGGGCTGGGTGCAACGATACTCCACGTACCCATTACCGGCCGAGATCGCCAGAAACACAGTCGGCTGGTCGTTCTCATCGCGGAACACGCTAGCGCGCCAGCCATCGGGCACAGCAATGCCGGGCCCGTAGACGCGGTAGGTGCCCAATTCCACTCGCTCACTCGCGATACCGATATGTTCAAAGCCGATGCCAGTGCTGGTGCCTGGTGAGTGTTCACCTTCCAAGACCGTGGTTCCATCCGACCGGATGTTCAGTGCAACGCTGATCGTCTGCTGCATTTCAGGCTCGCTTGATGAAGTTGTTGGCGTCAACGGTGGTGTTGCCCGAATGCCAGAACTGGCGCCACGTTCCAAACTGGTTCCCGTTGATCGATTGGCTGAAGTAGACGTCGTTGTTCGTGCCGAAAGCGATCTGATTGATCCACCGGCCGTTCGCCTTGGTGAACTGGCCGGCGGCGTCCGGCGCAGTGTTGGCCCACGCGATGGCCACCCCGAACGTGACGGGCGCGTTGGCCACACCGCTACCAAAGGCTTGGATGACCCGGGAGCCTTCCCACAGGTTCCAGGCCGTCGGGATGACGTCCGGCCATGTGCCATTGGCGCCTTTCGAAACCTTTCCGGCCGTGGTGTCGTAGAGCTCAAGAAAGTTCGCGTTCGTCTTGTTGAATGCGACCTTTGCTGGATCCCCGATGTAGGCCCCGTTCGGGGTTGTGGTGTCGATTATCTGACGTGCCATGAAGTTTCCTTACGGCTGGAATGTCTGTTCGAACGTGGCACTCAGCGTGTAGACGCCATTGCCGTGCGCGGTGAGGTTGTAGGACTTGCAGAGGTAGAGGCCCTGCTCGCCGAGTGGGGGCGTCCAGAGGAAGGACACGCCACCTTTTCGGGCCCGCAGGAAGTCGCGAGCGGGGGCGATCTTGGCCGCGCGACCCACGATCGATACCGGCCACTGCTGGCTTTCGTTGTTGAGTCCCTGCGATACGGTCTGGCGGTAGCCATCGCCGAAACGGGCTTCCGCCACGTCGAAGGTGCCGGTCCCGGTGGTATCGGTGCGGACGCACCAGGTGAAGACCTCCGCCATGTCAGCGCGCCCCCGCTGCCGACAGCAGGCCGCCGGGCTTCATCTGCTGCACCATTTCCTTTTTCACCAGATTGCTGACAAGCGTGCCGAGCTGCTGCCCCAGGCGGTCGCTGCTCCCGCTGGTTGTACTCTGCGTGCCGCCGTCGGTGACGGTGACGTTGGTGATGACGGTGACCGGCGCACCGCCTGGGCCGGCTGCGCTGGACGCACTCATGCCGGCCGTGACCGGAACGATGGAGCCGGCGTCGCCCGGGATCAGGTACGACTTGCCGCCCTGCTGGAACAGTTCCGGCCGGCCGCCCTCACCGACCCGATACACGTTGTCTCCGGCCACCGGGCCACCGCCGGCGCGGCCGCCGGAGTAGTTGCCGATCACCTGTCCGACCGTGTTGATCCAGCTTGAGCCGGTGCCCTGATAGTTGGACGCCCAGTTGCCGATCATTTTGAAGATCTCGGCGGATGCGGCTTCAGCTGCCATCCGCTTCAGGGCATCAGCGAACCCTTCTACCAGCCCACCGACCCCGTCCTCGAACGGGTCGAACAGGAAGTCGGCGAAGGAACTCTGCATGTTGCGCGCCGCCTGGTCGGCGAACACCGACATCGAGTCGGTCGCTTCCTTGGTCTTCCCCGCCATGGAGTCGATGCCGTCGCCGTAGATCGCCTTGTAGTCCTCCATGGCGTCGATCACCTGAGCCATGTTCTGCAGGTTGGCCTTCTGCTCTTCGCTCAGCGTCTGCAGCTCGCCGCGCTCGATGTCGTACTGCACGGCGGCTGCCTGGCTGTCGCCGTGCTCAAGCAGGTAGAGCCGACGGTCCATGCTGGTGTTGAGGGAGTCGTAGGACTTGGCCAGCGCCTCCGCGGCCTTCTGCTCCTCGGTCATCCCCTCCTTCTTCGCCCTGGAGGCCCGCTTGGACTTCTCGGCGCTCTCGCCCCACAGCGACTGGAGCTTGCCCTCCCACTCGGCAGCCTTCCGCAACTGTTCCGTCTGGTCTTTGGTCGCCTGGATCTCGTCAGCCGTTGCCTGCGTGCGGCGGCCGCGCGGCCCGCTGCGGGCGCCCTCGGGGATGCCGGCGTGACCGACCTGCATCGCCTTCCAACCCTTGTCCGCGAACTCGGTGCCGGCTTGGTAGTCGCGCACAAAGCCTTCCCAGCCACCACCTTGCGAGCCGAGCACGCCGCTGTACTGCCCGGTGAACAGCTTGATCACCGCGTTGCCCTGCTTCTCGACCCCCACCAAGCCGCCTCGCAGACGGTCAAGCCAGCCCTCCACAACCCCGAAGACCTCTGCCGCCTTGCCAATCTCCTGGAATGCGCTGGCGATGGACGCGGCGATGTCGCGGACGCCACCGCCCTCCCTGGCGATGTCCACCAGCTGCGTGGTGAGGTCGGTCAGCGTCGGCAACAACTCCGCCGCCAGCTGGGTGAACCAGCCCTGCGTCGCGGCTCGAAGGTCGTCTACGCGGTCGTTGAACTCGGCCGCTGCTCCAGCCGTATCGGCGTCGATCACGATGCCGAGGGACCGGGCACGTTCCTCCATGGTGCGCAGTCCGTCCGCGCCCAGGCTCAGGAACTCCAGGAACTCGGCGCCGGACTTGCCGAACAGCTGCATGGCCAGCGCCGTCTTCGTCGTCTCGTTGCTGATGCCCGCGAATCGGTTCTGCACTTCGGGCAGCAGGTCTTCGAAGCTGCGCAGGTTGCCGGCCTGGTCCTTGACCGAGATGCCGAGGGCCTTGAAGGTCTTGTCGGCCTCGCTGCCCGCCTTCGAAGCATCGGCGATGTTCTTGGAGAACTTCGGGATGATGCCGACCAACGACTCCAGATCGGAGCCTGTCATCTTGGCCGCGTAGCCCCAGCCCGAAAGAGTCTCCGTCGAAATGCTGAACCGGGCCGACAGCTCGTCAATGCGGTCTGCGGCGTTGATCGCGTTGGTGAGCCCGGCGATCGCGGCGTCGACGCTGGCAATAGCCGCGATCGCGCCGCCCACGACGCTGCCCACCGCGGTGAAGCCCGCTACGATTCCCTTGCTGACGCCGGCCGCAGTGCGCTCAAGCCCCTTCATGGACCTCTCTGCGCGCTGAGTGTCCGTCACGAACGACCCGGTCTTCATCAGCAGGTCGACGACGATGGAGCCGGCAGTTGCCATCAGATCAGCCTCTCGGTGGTTTCAGGCCGAACGCTGCGAGGGTGCGCAGATCGGCATCGGGGAATTCGTGGACAACCGGAACCGGCTGCAGATAGTCGAGGTTCTTCTGGATCGACCCGCCGAAGCTCGCGCCAACCAAGGCCGCGGGCCGGTGGTAGCGATGGAGGTCGTCGAACGGGTACAGCTGGTAGAACGCCAGCCAGCGTTGGAACTCAGGCTCGGGAAGATCGTCGATCTCCCCAAGGGTCTTGCCGAGCGCGAGGCCTAGGATGCAGCTGAAGTACTCGCGTCCACGCTCGGCTAGAACTTTTTTGCGTCGTCACCGATGCCTGCAACTGCAATCACGTGCTCGAACAGGTCGGTCAGACCGGTAGGTGTCAGGTTCTCCGACTCTGCCTCCGTCAGCACCAGGTTGCCGTCAGCGTCGCACAGGCTCGCCGCGACCAATTTTTGCATTGCGAAGTACTTCACCTCGCCGTTGTCCGATGCTTCCGCCGCGCGCCAGCGCCGCATGTGCCCCGCGCTCACCTGCCTGAAGTGGACCTTCTCGATGGTGCCATCGCTGAACTTCACTTCGCGCGGCACGGGCGCATTGCTCGTCAGGATCTTGCTCTTGTCCATCAGCCGTTCTCTGTAGGTGGGGTGCCGGATACGCGACGGCTGGGCGCGCAGAGCCGGCACCCCGAAAGGGTGCTGCGAAAGCCGTTAGGCCGAATAAGGCCCGTTCCAATAGGGGATGACGCTGCCGCTGCGCTGGATCGTGAGGGTCCCGCGCACGATCTCGTTGGTTGCGATGTCGATGTTCAGATCCGACACGTAGCCCCGGAACCCGATGGAGGTGCGAAGTGGCGATGCCGGCGCGACCAACTCGTCCTCGCTATCGAGAGTCGGCGGCGTGACACCATCGCTGAACCCGATCAGCCACGGCAGAACTTCACGGGATTCCTTGAGGTCGAAGAGGATCTGGTGGGAACCGCTTCGCGGGATGAAGTTGAAGGGCACGCTCAGCTGCCCCGGGTTGCCCAGTCCGCCCTCGTATTCCTTATCTCCCTTGGTGTCGAGACAGGTCGATTCAATCTGGTCGGCCGCGCCGCCCAGGCCGGTGATGCCAGTCGGGCACTCGAACTTCAGGACCGAGGCGACGCTGGAACTCAGCTTGTCCACGGTGAAGAGCTCGGACCCCTGGGTTTTGATGACGCCCTCGGTCATTGCAAAGTCCTCTGGTCAAAGAAAAACCGCCTTGCGGCGGTCGGGTTGGGGGTGGTGCCAGCGGCTCACCGCTGGTCGATGAAGTCGGCTTCCATACCGACCCGGTAGAGCTTCGTGTCCGGATCTCGGTTGTCGAGCACGACGCGATTGCAGATCAGGGCCGCGTCCAGGGCAGCACGCACCGCGAGCGCCAGCTGTTCCGCGCCGGCGTCGGTCGGGTGATAGCAGTCCAGCTGTACCGTGGTGAAGTCGCCCCCCGGTGCCGCGCTGAGGTTGTCGTACGGCATCCCGGTCACGATCTGCCAGGTGATGTAGGGGCGCTGCTCCGTCTGGGACACTTCGCCGTGCCGGCCGATTCGCGTGTCGACGATGGCTTCAACCGCCGCGGTGCGGATCGTGCGGTAGACCTTCGGAAACATCAGCCCGCGCTCCCGTTCTTGGCGGCTAGCTGCCGAACTATCAGGTCGATGCGACGGCTCAGGTCGGTCACCATCACGTCAATGGCCTCCTGCCCCTTGCTTGTCACCGCCGGGCGCAGCCACGGGGTAGCGGGCTGGTGCCCAGACCCCCACTCCAGCAGGTTGGCGGTCATGAGCGTGGACGTCTTCTGCCCGCGGGCGTTGACGAAGGAGCGCTTCTTCACCCGCACCAGGTAGCGTTCGCCATTGCCATCATTCGGTGCCTTGCCCCGGCTGGCAATGACGGACCGGACCGTAGTCCCGGTGCTGTCGGCGCCGCGCAACTCGATGGAGCGCTGCAGGTTGCTCTTCGCCTCATCCCGCACCAGGCGCGCTGCCTTGGCCAGCGCCAGCTTTACCGGACCGCCCTTCTTGCTGACGATCTCGGCCGGCAGGCTGTTGAGCGTGCGGATGATGCCCGGAATGCCGACAATATTGAATTCCACCTTCACCGGTACACCTCTGCATCCAGACCCACCCAGGAGCGCAGCAGCGCACCATCAGAATCGGTTTGACCGTTGAATGCTGCGTCGTGGCCCATGCCGATGCCGCCGCGGCCGGGCAGCCCTTTCATGCCCACGACGCGGTTGCCGCCGAACAGATGGCGGCCCCGCGCGCGGCGCCAGAGCTCCAGGTCGATGTACTTAGGACGTGCCCGGCAGGCTTCGGCGAAGTCCTGCAGCGCGCTGCCGCGCATCGCAGTGCTGCACAGGCTGGCGTGGCTGGTGTTGGCCAGCTGCCTGCCCCGGCGCTGCTGCACGTTGTAGTAGCGCGCCCGGTGTTCGCCGACCAGTTCCGCACGGTCCAATTCGCGATCAACGGTCGTCAGCCAATCCGGCGCGTACCAGTCGTCGTCCTCGATGATGGCCAGGCGCTCATCAGCGCCGACGGCGGCCAGCCCCTTCATCAGGTTCCGCGCCTGGGTGTTCTGGCCGGGCGCCCAGTGCGGCGACGGGCGGACCAGCACCAGCTGCCAGCCATCCCGGCGGAAGGCCATCGGCTGCGGCTCAGGGCCGTCGTCCACGATGACCCAGCGCACGGGGCCGGCGTAGTCTTGCCGGGCCATCCAGCGCTCGCACAGCGCCCAGGCGGCAGGCCTGGCACCAGTGGCCGTGAGGAGGGTCAGCACCGCGCCACCGCGAACGTGTGCATCGGCAGCCGGCGGCGCGCAACGCCGCGTTCGCCGTGGTCATTCAGTTCAAGCGGCACCTCGCCGGCGTACTCGGTGGCGATTTCGCTGAACCTGGCGTCGGCGAGCAGCAGCTGCAGCCCGCTCTGGCTGTAGCGGTAGTAGTCATCCGGGTAGCCGTGCTCGGGGAATGCGAAAAGCGTGGTGACCACCAGCAGGCCGCCCGGCTGCAGCACGCGGCGCAGCTCCGGGAGGGCCAGCCACGGTCGGGCTACGTGTTCCAGGACCTCGGAGCAGACGATTCCGGTGAAGCGGCCGGACCATTCGGCCGGCAGGTCGTGGATGTCGGCCACCTGGTCAACGCCCTCGCCCGCCTGCATGTCGATTCCGGTCCACTGGCCAGCTGCGAGATCCCGGTTGGTGCACCACCATGCGGCAGGATCGTGGATCCGGCTGCCGACCTCGAGCACGTCGTCGCCCAGGGCGCCGGCGTAGCGCTCGATGTGCGCGCGGATGCGGCCGCGCACGGAGTTAAGCGGCAATCTGTTCATCGAATTCGAAGCACCTGAGAGCTGAGCCGGGGGTGCAGTTCACGACCCGGACATGGGGGTTCTGGCGTGCCCACTGGGCGAACTGCTGCTGATGGATCTCTCGACGGGCCGGCGCGGTGTTGCGCAGGCCGTTCGTATACGGGCCGAAGAAGTGCGAGCCGCGCAGGTCGAACCCGTGCAGCCGCACCAGCGTGGCGCCCAGCGATACCGCAACGGCCAGGCCAAGCACGCCACTGTTCCAGTTCGTCCTCGCGCCGGGCAGCTGCTGCAGTCCCGCCTTGCGGTGCGGCGCATACCTGGCACCGCAGAACGCCATGGCCGCCGGGTGCTTGTCCCACCACTGGACGTCGCTGGCAGCGAGGAACTCAGCCCACGGCGCCAGTTCGAAGGCGTTGCCGACAACCCCGACCCGTCGCCCGCGCAGCCGTTCGGCCAAGTCCAGCGATGCGCTCGGGCCTGGTCCCAGAAGGTCGATCTCGATCATTGGCCGTCGTTGACCCCGGCCGAGACCGGAATGGTGATGTACTCCAGCCCAGACGCCTTGTCCGGAAGCAGGCCGGCGATGTTGAAGACCTGGCCACGGTGCAGCAGGCGCATCGACGGCAGCAGGCCGGCGCGGTAACGGATCGTGATGCGCGCGGTAACCGCTGCCTGCGTCTGGCCGGACTGGATGAACTCGCGAGCCGACAGCGGCTCGACCGATGCCCACACCGTCGCCACGTCCACCCAGCTCACCTGCTTGATCCCGTCGCTGTCCCTGGTCGTGATCTGCTGCTGGATCAGCACCCGGTGTCGCAGTTCGCCCGCCGCCACGTTGCTCATCAGGCCACCGTGGTGCGGCGCAGGGGCGCCAGCTGAGCCGTCGCCGCCCGGGACAGCACGTACCCGTGCCCGGCATCCGCAGGCACCGCGTTGTCGCCCTCACCTTCCCGATAGCGGTACTGCGACGCCAGCTCCAGGAGCGTGGCGGCGATCACCGTCGGCTGCAGCACCGGCAAGTCGTCGCTGTCCAGCACGGGCAGCGGCACGCCCGAGCTGTCCGTCACCACGTCCCCGTTGGAATCGCGCTGCAACACGTACAGCCGCCACTCCTGCTTCAGCCACGCCGCCACTGAGGCCGAGACGGCGGGGATCCAGATGGCCAGCCAGCGGTCATCAGCCTCGCTGTCGATGCGCAGCTGCTCTCGCACATCTTCCGGGGTGACGAATTCACGCATTGCCGGCTCCCAGCTTCACCGGCTCGGCCGGCACGCGGACGCTCTTGCCGTCCTTTCCGTCACGGCCCTTGCGCGCAGCCAGCGCCCAATCCTGCTCATTCTCCAGGCAAGGCTTCGATGCGTTGTCGCGCTTCGCGATCCACAGCGCCCCATCGTGGGTGATCGACTGCCCGGCCTTCGTACTCAGTCCCTCGCGCCAGAAGCCGCGGTGGACCATGTACGGCAGGACCAATTCGGTGCGGCGCTCGCCGGCGCCGAGCTTGATGACGAATCCGCGCTCCGCATCGTACTCGCCAGTCGCTGTTTCGAAGCTGATGCCGTCTCGGCCATCCTCGCCCACGACCTTGCCCAGCCTGACCGCCTCACCTTTGGTGGTGGTGATCACCAGCTCGCCAGCGCGATCGATCATTGCGCCGGCCAGGCCCACACCGTCGGCACCGGGCTGCGGCGGGTTCACGGCCAGGTGCCTGGCGACCTGCGCGGCCAGCTGCTGTTCGGTGACCGGATCGGCGTCACGGCCATCCTTCGGCGCCGGCAGCGCATCGACAGCCGCCTTCACCGCCCGTTCGATCACCGCCGGGTCTGCGTCGCGGCCGTCACGAACTGGGTTTTCCTCGAGGTGCTTCGCCACAGCAGAACCGGTCGCCAGGTCCACCAGCGTGGCCAGCCTGTCTGAATCCAGCAGCTTCGCCACCACCAGATCGGCCAGCGCTTCGACGTCGACCTGATCCGCGTCACGGCCCGCGGGCACCGGATTTTCCTCGAGGTGGCGCGCGACCTGCAGGGCGATCTGGTCGTCGGTGACCGGATCAGCATCCTTGCCGGCTCGCGGGGCCGGCAGCCCCTCCAGCGCGGCTCGAATCTGCTCTGCGACCATCTCTGGGTCGGCATCGCGGCCCGGGCGGCCTTCAGGCACCTCCCGCTCTTCCAGCTTCGTGAGGCGCTGGAGCAATGGGGCCAGAGCATCACGGACCAGGCCGCCCAGCATCTTGCCGAAGTCGATGGGGTCACTCATTGCGGAACACCTCGGCTCGCGCGGCCTCGAGGGCCTTCAACATAAAGTTCTCCTGCTGCAGCGCCTTCAGTTCGTCGCTGTCGTCAGGGTCGTCGTCAGGCACAGTCGGCTCGGCCGCCGCCGGCGCGGGGTCGATCTTGTTCTTCCGCACCTGGTCCATCGGGAAATCCTGCTGCTGCATGTAGACGGTGTCTCCACCCTCCAGCGGCGCAAGGTTGAAGGCAAGCCGCCCTTCGTTGGGGGTCTTTACGTTCCCGCTGACCAGCTTCGTTTCGACCTCGGCCTGCTTACCCACGTCCATTCGCAGGAGCGGTCCCAGATCCAGTTCCACGCCCATCGGGCGGGAGATGCCCAGACCATCGTCCAGCAGGTTCTCCATCGCCTCAATGTGGGTCTGCAGCGCATCCCCGTAGTACATCTGGTTCACCTCGTCCGGCTTGGTCCCGGCAGGAATGCTGCCGATGCCGACCTTGAACGGAGGAATGCCGAACGGCTGACAGATCTGTTCATCGGAGTAGCGCATCTGCTCGACCATCTGATTGTCGGCAGACTTGAACGCGAACGGGGTGAACTTCATGTCCGCGCCGACAACTGCAACATTGCCGGCCTTGGCGCCTTGGAACTCCGTGTTCCAATAGTCCTTGACCAGTTGCGCGTCTTCATCCGACATGCCAGCAGGGGCGGTCAAGATGCCGCCTGGGTTCGCACCATTGGAGAAGAAGCTGGTCGAGTCCTTCAGAATCTTGAGGTTCTTCACCGCCGGCCAGTGCGCGGCGCACAAGGGCGGCACACCAATCAGCTGGTGGTGGAAGCAGTTCATCCGGTCGTGGATGATTTCGCTGGATGGCACGATCAGCTGGTCGCCCGGGTAGTTTTCTGGCAACAGATTCGATGCCGTGCCGTAGTTGAGCTGGTAGAAGACCTCGCCGCTTTCAGAGACCAGCGGCTGCACCGAGAAGGGATCCATGATCCAGAGCCGATTCACGACCCTGCGTTCATCGCGCCCCTTCAGCGCGTAAGTGTTCCCCTGCGTCAGCTTGGACAGCATCCAGGCCTCCCGGAACTGCTGTGCCGTCTGGTATCCGTTGGGCTTCCTGAGCACCGGCCAATAGGCTGTGTTGCTCGAAGCCGGCCGCCAGATACCGTCGTCGCCTTCTGCCTTCAGCACAAACGGCAGCTTGCCGATGTCCGTGGAGATTCGATTGAGGCACGCGTAAAGCGTCGGATAGGTGAGGACAGTGCCCCTGTCCTCTTCCAAGTCCCGCTGCCACGCACCAGCGAAGGGCTCACGCACCAACGCGCGCCAGCCCCTCCGCTGCGGGACTGGAGTCAGTGCCTTCTTCGCCAGCGTAACTTCCAGTCCTAAAATGCGCATGTCAGTCCTGTGCCTTCATGTCCCGGCGGGTGTAGCGGCGGCGAGCCGTACCGTCCTCGGGAACGGGGGCAGCATCCTGTTTCGGGGCACCTTGATCCGCCGGCGCTTCCTGCTTCGCCCGGGTCTGCGGGTCCGCGACGGTCTGAGTGGTAGGCGGCTCGATGGCCGGAACCGCGTCGGATGGCTGCGCGTTGCCGGAACCCCTTACCTTGGGCAACTTCGCCTTGTCGGCCCGGATGAGCCGTTCAGCATGGAAGGAGGGAACCTCTATCGGTTCACCCCGATAAATGACGGTCGTCTTCATGGTTTGATCTCCTGAAATCGGGAAGGGCCGATTGGCCCTCCCCTGCTCCGGTCAGTTGCCCCAGTTCACGCCCGACAGGACAGCGACCGCCGTCTGGCGGCGACGCGACCAGTTGATGAAGCGGTGGGCGCGGATTGCGGTGCTGTCGGTCTGGAACATCGACACCAGCGAGGTGGCCGTGGCCGGATCACTCGCGTTGGTCGGGTTATCCATCATCTGGATGGACGCCTCGTTGCTGAAGTCCACGGTGGCCTGGCCGTCATCGGACAGGTAGATGTTGGTGGCATCCACCAGCACCACGTAGCTGCCGTCCGAGTCCGCCGGCACGTAGTTCGACACGATCACCGGTACGCCATCGATCGCGCCTCCCTGCGGGGTCAGATCGGGGAACTCCTTCTGGCCCAGCGGGTTGACCAGCGAGGAAGCCGCACGGGCAGTCGACGCGCGCATGATGTAGACCGGCGTGGTGAAGACGTGGTTCGCTTCATCGGACGCCGCCCAAAGGGCGTTCAGATCCGCGCGGATATCTGCCGCCGTGTTGCCCGACGAGGGGATGGCGGTCACCCCGTTGGTGATGGACGCCGGGGCCACGTTCGCGACACCTGCGAAGTCCGGATCGATGAAGTCGGTGTCCATGCGCTCCACCAGGGCGTCCACCAGCATGTCGCGGAACAGGGTCTCGGCCGCCGGGTCGCTGAAACGGATCAGCTCGTCGGTAGCGACGGTGATGCCCGCCACCTTGAACCAGCCGTGGTAGACGTCGTTGAAGCCGAACGCGGTCACCGGCTTCGGCTTGCCCTGGCCGACCCAGTAGCCGGTACCGCCCGAGGTCGCGCCGCGGATGTGCACGTTGAACGGAATGCGGCGCAGGGACGGGATACCGCCCTGGCCGAAACGGCCAACGATGGTACGCGGCCGCAGGAACTCGACAAAGTCGGCGGTGTACTGGTTGTAGGCAACCAGCGGGGCGGCCCAGGTCGCGTCGGTGGTGGTGGCGGCATCCACGGCCGCCTTGGTGACGTTCGCCTGCAGGATCGACTCCATCTTCTGCGAGCCGCAGAAGGCGAGCGCCTTGGCAATCGGGTTCTCGGCGCCGAAGCGTTCCTTGGCGATGTACGACGCCTCGCGCATGTTGCCGCGCGCCGCGAAGACGCACATCGCGTGACGAGCAAACAGGATGCCGGGCTCCAGCTTCTCGGTCGAACGAACCTGGATGGCGCCGCGCTGGTGCGCGACGGCGCCGGCGGGCTGCTGCGCATTGTCGGCAGCAATCGGCGCTACCGGGACGGCCGAGCGCGCCTGGATGGCCTGCAACTGCTCGAAGCGCTCGATGTCGCCGTCCAAGGTCTTGATCTGGTCCTTGACCGAGTCGAACTCTTCCTGCTCGGCGGTGTTCATCGAACGGCCCTCGCCCATGGACTTCTCGACGACGGTGTTGAGCTTGCGCTCCAGCTCGGCACGGGTGGCGCGGAGCTTTTCCAGTTGTTCTGCGGTGTTCATTTTTCAGTGCTCTCTCGTAGGCGCAGCCGTTCGGCCCGGGTTCCACCCCAGGCGGTGCCTGCAATATTGGGAAGCGGGTTCCACCCCGCGGGGCCGCGTGGCCCGGTGCTTCAGTGCAGCAACTTCACCGCGCCGCCGGACGGTCGGTCGACCGGTACTGTCTGGCGCTGGATGAGGGGGACGCCGTAGTTCGCCGAGCGGTGTCCGCCGGCGGTGTCCATGGCCTTGATGGTCTGGATGGTCGCCGCGGCGTTGGCCGGAATGGTGACCAGGGAAAGCTCGAAGATCTCGGACTCGGTGAAGCGGATGCCACCGCCGTCCATGTAGCTGTACTCCAGCGCGCGGAAGCCGATGGAGACGCCACGCACCAACTTCTCCTTGACCGACTGCCAGGCCAGGTCGCACAGATCTTTGAGCGCACCGGCGGTGGCGATCTTGGCTACGCTGGCAGTGAACGGGATGCCGTCCTTGGTCGGCTTGCCGAACCTGACGATGCCCACCGGGCTGTCGTGGCGGTGCTGCCAGAGCAGCGGCAACTCGGCGGCGAACTTCGCACCCAGCGGCTCTACCACGTCCCCGTAGCGGTCTGGCTCCGGAGTGGTAGCCCAGCCGGTAATCACCTGCTGGTCGTCGTCGTAGTTCTTCACCTCCAGCAAGCTGTAGGCGCGGTTCTCGGTATTCATCGGGCTCCACCCACTGTCATGAGGACGAGTTTCTTGTTCTGCGGCTCGGGGTTCCGAGACATCAGCTCGACGGCATTCATTGCCGCCATCAGGGGATCGATCTTCCCGACCCCACTGGCCGCCTTGGTCACGTACAGAGCGTTCTTGGACGCCTCGACCTTGGCATTGCCCACGCACCAGTCCATCAGCCGCGAGCCGTCATGCGTCAGCAGGCCATCGGCCAGCCAGCGCTCGAAGACCTTGCACGTGCCGGTCAGCTGCCAGCCCTGGCGGATGCCGGTGATCAGCTCCGCGTCGATCTTCTCTGCTGCCAGCACGTCCAGGACGGTGCCGAGGCCTGATGGATCCACGCCAATGCCGGCCAGCAGCCTGGCCTTGGCCACCTGCTTCACCATGGCGGCCATGTCGCTCAAGTCCGTGGCGCCCTCGTCGGACTCGCTGCCGACAACCAGGTGCCCGTCGGCGATGAAATCTTCGTAGCGCGTCTCCTGGCTCTTCCGACGCTTCAGCGCCTTGGGATGGGCGAATGCCCGGCTCACCAGCAGCTTGCGTTTCGTGTGTTTGTCTCGGCCGCAGAAGGACAGGCCCAGGAGGTCGTCCAAGCCGCCACCGTCGATCCCCACCGTGATGGCGTCGCAGCGCCGGATCAACGCTTCCAGCGTCAGCCGCTTGTCCGCCTGCGTTTCCCAGAACTCAGCGCCGGCCCAGCTGCCTTGGTGCAGCGCCACGCCGATCTGCACGTTGAGGTGCTGCGATGCCCAGCTGCGAAGCTCGGCCTCGCTGGTGCCAACGGCGTCGTCGAACTCTTCGACCATGCGCTCCAGCGTCATGGCACGACCGATGTTCGGGTTCAGCAGTGGCCACAGCCGCGGATCCTTCCACTGCTGGTCCTTCGATTCTTGGATCTCCTGCGGGAACTCGAACAGCACCGGCAGCATCTTGCCGACGCGCTTGCCGTCGCGGATATCCCGCGCCTTCTGCAGCTCGTCGGCGAAAACCCCAACCGGCTGCTCGTCGCTCTGCGTGGTGATGAACCAGAGGAACGCTTCCGGGTACGGAACCATGCCGCCGCGGATCTGGCGCAGCGCCTGCGCCGCCTTCGCCTTCTTGGCGCAGACATGCAGCTCGTCGATCAGCGCGCCGCCAGATACCTTCACGCCGGTCAGCACCGACGGGTCAAACGTCATGATCTCCAGGGAGGCCTTCGTCTCCCGGTGGATGATCGTTTTGAGGTGGTGCCGGATATGGAACTTGGCCGCCAGCACCGGATCCAGCTCGATCGCGCCGGCGGCGGCGTCGAACGCCAGCTGCGCCGTGTCCTGGACCGGCGCGGTCATCAGGAACGTCGCACGCGGGCGCTCGTTGATCAACGTCGCCGTGACCATGCCCAGCGCGCCGAAGGTGGTCTTGGCGTTCTTCTTCGGCACCAGGGCGAACAGGTCGCGGATCTCGCGGTCGCCGCTCTCCGGGTTTACCGACCCGAACATGTTGCGCGTTACGTCTTGAAACCACTCGCCGCCGGCCTCTGCCACGGTGGGCGTGCCCGGCACGTCAGCCAGTCGCAGGCGGCCGAGAATCGCTGCAGCCCGCTCAGCCTGGGGGGTCCACAGCGGCAGGTGGGCGACCGGCAGTTTGCCGGCCTGCAACTTCTCCCACCAGTCGCGGCAGGACAGGTCCCAGGCCACTTACTTCGCCGCGCGCCGAATCGGGGTGACCTTCTTGTCCAGCAGGTCGGCCCACTCGGTCCCAGCCTCCGCGCCGACGGCATCAGCGTTGGCCTGGTCCTTCTTACCCAGCGGCTTCTCGGGTACCTCCGGGGGCGCAGCCAGCGTGGGCGTCTGGGCAAGGAACGCCTTCTGGGCTGCCACGTTGCCCTTAAGTGCCGTCCTCGCCATCGCGTCCATCACCTCCATGCGCCGGCGCAGCGCAGCGGTCGAAATCTCCTTTTCGAAGTACTTCTCCAGCGTGTTGCGCGAGATGCCCAGGGCGATGGAAATCTCCTGGTGCGACATGCCGCTGGCGGCGGCGTTGGTGACCATCCGGCGCTGCACAGCGGTCGCCTTGAACGCGGGCCGACCGGGTTTCGTGTTTTTGCGCATAAATGGCCTTCAGCCCGAAATTCCGGCCGAGAAAAAAACCTCTGAATGAGTGGGCGGCGGGTGTCCGTGGCAAAGGTCCGGAAATGTCCGCCCTCCCCCCCGGGGTGTCCGCCCCTGTGAAACCTTTCGATGCCGGTGCGCTGCGTTCCACGACCCGCGTTCAGCGTCGCGCCGCACCGCGCCTTGCCTCTTCCTGCGTCTTCGCCTTGTGGCAGTCACGGTTCATGCCGCGCAGGTTCGACGGGTGATCCGTGCCGCCCTCTGCGACGGGCACGATGTGGTCTACCTCGTCAGCCAGCAGCGGGAGCCGGCCACCGGCCTGGCACTGCTCGCACTGGCAGAGGTACTTGTCCCTCAGGAGTACTGCATCCCTCACCCGCCGCCAGGGGCGGCCACCTCTGCCCTGTCCGTACGTGGGCACCACCGGTGCGGTGGGCTTCAGCCTGCTGGGAGCGCAGGCGATGCGCGGGGCCAGCGTGATGATGCGGGCCATCAGCTCAGGCTCTGTGACTGGTCCCGCTCTCCAGGCACCAGTCGGCCATCGAGGTTGGTGGCCGGGGCTTCCTGCTCCTCCCCACCGTCATCAGCCAGTGCGCCCAGCAGGGCATCCAGCTTCTCCTCCACCCGCTTCAGGCGGGCCGAGTCATCACGGTTCCATTGGTCGATGTTCATTCGTTGCTCCCTGCCACATACGCGGCAGTCCGGAAATCCTGCAAGTGGAACGCCAGAGGCAGCCACCAGACGATGCGCTGGTGGAGCCGGCGGTCACCCGCAGAGGCTGCACCCGGAGATTCGGTACACATACAGCAGGAAGGCCTGCTCGAGTTCGATTCGGTACCCGTACAACCATTAAGGAGATCCATCCCCATGCTTCTAAGTTATGACCACGTCGTAGCGGCCTGCTTTTGGCTCAATGTCACCCGCCTGTTGGGCGCACTGATAGACCTCTGGGTGAAGGCGCGATCCTTGCGCCCTGTCCCCTCACCGGCCGGCAAGCGATCCAAGCCAGCAGCAACACGGCCACGCCGATGAGCGCGATAGCAGCCGGCAGACTCCAATCAACCGCGTGAAGGCCGGCCACGATCAACAGCACAGCCACCAACCAACCCAGCGGCTTCACGGCATCACCTCGACTCGATCGGCAGCGACGACGGCTTGGAGGGCTCGGACTTGGTCGTCGGCGTCACGGCCGATTCGAACAAGGTCTGCCGCGACCTCTGCTCGTAGTTGGGCGCTCGCATCACGTTCGATGGTGCCGGCGACGGCTTGGGACAGGACGTCGGTATGGCAAGTCGCGAGGTCGTTCCGCAGCTGGAGAGTGCCATCGCGCACCCCAGCCACAACAGCATCAGCGACGGCCGGGGCCGCAGCGCGGTCTTCTTCATGCTTCGCTCCGATGGTGGCCATGGTGGCGGCCTGGGTGTGCTCGGTGGCGCGGGTCTGGTTCACCTGGTCCACCACCGCGGTGGCCTGGGCCGTCTCCTTCTTGGACGCATTGAGGTCAGCGCCCCGGCCAGTGAAGGTGGAGCCTGCCCAGAACACCAGGCCGGTCCAGATGGCGAAGCCGATAGCAGCGACGATCAGTCGGTTCATATCAAGCTCCTGCGGAGCGCCGCGTGGCTGTCAGGTAGTGAGAGACCACGCCGCCGAGGGCCATGTTCAGACCACCGACGAGCCCGGCGAAGATCTCTCGGTTGGATGCAGGCACGGGGGTGTAGATGGCAACGAAGAGCGCCGCCCCGTACAGCAGCAGGATGACTATGGCGATGCCGAACCTGGCCGCGCCGATGTTCCGAGTTGCGAAGGTCATACGGCACTCCCAGATGCACCCATCACAAGGCGCATTACCAACCGGCTGACGGCGCGCTTGTCCCGTATCGTTGCGGTGCTGAAATGATCCCAACGGAAGTCCTGAATCACCGCTCCGAACTCAAGCCAGTTGCCCATGCGCGCAGCAGCCCACAGCTCGTTGCTGTCTCGAACCAGCTCCGCGCCCATAATGTCCGCGATGGCGATGATGTACGGCATGGAGCGGCGCATCTCCGGATGGAGCGCCAGCAGTTCGAAGATTCTGCCTCGCAGAACCTCCTGCGCCTGCATCAGGTCCTCCGTCAGCTCAAGCGTCGCAGCCTGTTCACTCTGGGTGCGCAGCTCGATCGGACGACCGAAGCCCAACCGCAGAACGTTGCGGGCATCGCGCCGCGGCCGTGGCGTCCAACCCCAAACCTCCTTCAGCAGGACGACCGCCTCTCCCAGGGATTCTTGCTCGGCCTGAAGGAGCGATGCGTCGTCCAGATCTGGCATACCCATCATTCCCTGATGCCGAACAGCTTTTTGGCCTGGGCCAGTTTGATCGCCCGGTCGGCCAGCCCGTTGAGGCCGCCGTTTACCTTGCGGGTGCTGCCACGCAGGTCGTCCCGCCGTGCCGGCTCACCGCAACCGCGCCAGACCCAGTACCAGCCGGCAGCCAGCGCCGCGTCAGGCAGCCTCTCCAGCATGCTGGGGTCGCGCACCACCCGGTCGTCGCCGTACATCGCCTGCGAGTACGCCGTCACGTTGGCTCGGCCCGTCAGATGGATGAGGCTCAGGCCAGAGAACCGCGCTCCGTCGCCGGGCTGCGTGTTGCCGAGGTTGGCAGCGCCCCAGGCGCCGCCGTAGATGGCCTCCGCGATCGCATTGCGTCCGCCGGCGACGATGGCCTTTGCCTGGGCCAGCGTCGTAAGGCCATTCCGGCCAGGGAATACCTCCAGCAGGCGCGGCGCGCTGTACGAAAGGTTCTCCCGTACGCGGGTGAAGCCCTGCGACTCGACCGCCATATGCGCCAGGAAGTGGCACTTCTCCAGCGCTGGCACGATGCCGAAGCGAATGCAGACGTCTTCCAGAGCCTGTGCGTATTTGCCGGCGCCCATGGCGGCCGCGACTGTTTCGGTACTCACCATGGATGCCTCTGTAGTGGTAGCAGCGGCCCGATTCGAACGGGCGACCTTCGGCTTATGAGGCCGACGAGATGCCGGACTTCTCTACGCTGCTGTTTAGTGGGGAGACTCGCTTTGCATCCCTCGGCGCATGGGGTCAACGCCGGAGCGCCCCCTGCCTTTTCCATCTCCCCGGAGGGCACTGCTCTGGCGACGCGGGCAGGACTCGAACCTGCAACCGGCGGCTTTGGAGGCCGCAGCTCTGCCAGTTGAGCTACCGGGTCGTGTTGTTCTGCCCGGCCCGCGATCCAGCTGCTGCTGAACTGAGGTCGGTCTGGCAAGGAGCCGGGCAAAGGGGGCCGATCACCACCGCTGGATAGGCACCGCCGGGGTCATGGACCCAGCTACCCTCCGCCCGGAGGTCTTGGTGCCGGCCCGTGTCGCCTCGCGGCGAGGTGTTCAGGCCTGGTCGCTCGGTGGTCAATCGGTGTTCGGGATCAGGAACGCAGAAGCCCCGGCTTTTGGCCGGGGCTTCAGAGGCAGTTCTTGACAGTCGTAGAAAGGCTATGTCTGCGTGTGCAACTTGTCAAGCTATATGGCCAAATGCATGCGGATGCAAGATAAAAGCACCGTCCGACTCATAGTAGATATCAAAGCTCTCTTGGCGATCGCGCCAGCCATCTTGTGCATGGCGCACTGCAGCTGCGAGGGCGCCAGCGCGGTTCTCCCACGTACCTGGATATCCCACCACACCCATCCGATTCTTTGCACGGTAGCACCACGCTCCGCCTTCCGGAAACACTTCGAGTCGAATCTTAGCCATTGCCCGGCCTTTGCTGTTACGCGGCGATCCTGCCGCCCATGAAGTCTACCCCGCGCTGGAGCTCGCGGCGGTACTGCCAGATCGACAGGGCGCCGCCGTACTGCTCGGCCACCATGCGAGCCTTCACAGCCTGGCTCGCCGAGACGGTGAACTCAGTGCGCACGATCAAGGCCCGCAGGGGGAACTGCCGCTGCATGGACGCGAGCGCCCTATCGACCCACCGAAGCTCGTCGGGGGTGCCTAGGTCGACGGCAATCTCGGGGTTGTCGTGCGGCTTGCTGGCGTCATTGGAGGATCGGACAGGATCCACCGCCCACATCGGCAGCGTGTGCATGCCGACCACGCCAGAGCGTGCGCCCATGAAGCGCCGGCGGTCGCCGCCATCCCGGCCAACCAGCTCCTGCAGTGCCCGCTCCCGAGTTCCCGGCGCCAGATCCCGGGCATGCTGCAGCACGTGCACGCCGCGCTCGGCATGGCTGAAGGCGTAGCGGTTCACCTGGGCATGGCCCCAGCGGCGTAGATCTTCGGTCAGGGGGTCATTGCTACGCATCGCGAAGTTGCTCCAGTACATGGTCATCGAATCGAAACGCCGGCAGCTTGCCGTCGGTGTCGCAAGTGGCCATCCGGTCAGGCCAGCCCTTGCAGTGGAAACCAGCCTCGCCCTGGGCCCGGAACAGACACACTGCGCAGCGGCCGTTCTTCCTCAGGTACAGGGCGTACCGCTTCCGCAGCCGCAGCTCGGCCACCGTCATGCGGCCTTTCCCATCGCAACCTGGTGTGCGGCCCAGAGGCCAATCATCAGGGCGTCGGCGCGCCCGTCGTCCTTCTTTCGGGTCAGGTAGTGAGCAGCTGCCGGGAATCGCTGGATGGCCAGCAGGCGGCATGCGTCCTTGTCCTGGCCGACCAGCCCGAAGCGGCGCTTCCAGCTCAGCGGCTCCGCGCGGATCGTGCGGATGCCCAGCAGCTCCAGCACCGCCTTGGCCTTGCCGTAGTTGTCGCCGAAGTTCATGGATGACTGGGCACCCTGCTTCCGGCCCTGCGCCGGCATGGCCCGGACTCGCTCAATGCAGGCAAGCACCTCGGCGCCCGGATGCGCGGCGCGCTGCTCCCGGATGAACACCGCGATGGCGCGGGCATCGATCTCGGTTCGCCCGTCGACCTCCATGGTGGGCATGTCCAACACGGCGCACGGGAACCCATCCGCCAGTGCCGCCACCGCGCCGCGAAGGCCGGGGTCAACTGCAAATATCAGGCGGCTGGTCGCCATGAGGTCTTCTCCAGGTGCTGTTCAATCAGGGTGTTCTGCAGGTCCAGCAGGTAGTCGTCTCGGCCGATCTCCTCGCGGAACCGGCGCGGCTCGCGGGCGTAGCTGGGGCCGTATCGGTCGGCGCAGGCCGAATGGCTCAGTCCGGCCATGGGCTCGCCGACGTGGTGCCAGGGGCACAGGCCGATGGTGAAGTCGTGGCCCCGGCGCTTCTGGCCGTGCTTGCCGCCGACCAGGAGGTGGTGGACCTGGCAGGGCATGTAACCGTGGCCGAGCGCGGCGCAGACGATGCAGCCGACATCGGTGATGGCGTCCATCCGCGCCTGCTGGGCGGCGGTGGGCTTGCCGGTAGAACGACCGCGCCTCATGCTTGCCTCCATTTACCAAGGGGAAGAGCATGGATTGCGGCTGGATCGGCTGGTGCGAAATGAGACCTGAGGTTCAGGCCGCATGGGTGCAGGCTGTCGGCAGCATTGTGGCGATATTGATGGCAGTGGCTATACCGGCCGTGCAACATCTTCTCGCCGCGAACGTCAGGGCATCTGAACGCGCGGACAGGGCGCGCAGCCTCGGCTTGCTTTTGCTCCCATACATTCGAACCTTCGGGGATCGCAATAACGAGATTTGGGACCACGAACATCCCGATGACGATGTTGAGGACGTGCGCGATAACGTGTGCATAGCTGGGAAGATCACCAGGGCAGCGCTGGTGATCCCAGAAGAGATATCCGCGAGAATCGATGAATTGCATGACCTGGGGAATGCGTCCAACGGACTGCAGCGTGCAGTTTTTAATGTCCTTTCTGCGAAAGAACTGCTCGCCGTCGAAGACATACCGCGGCTGGACGATTATGGTGACTTGACTCCTTTTTCCACGTTCGTCATCACCGATAAAGCGAGGTTCTACGATCTGATGTGGGACGCGCTCCTCGGCATTGCAGATTCGCAAGCCAAGATCGAAGCACTGTTCCCACATAGCACCCGCCCACCAAAACCTCGGAGGTAGTTGAGACATTAGGCCGCCCTCCTGTTGTGCCCCGCCATCTGCCAGAACTCCGCGCGCACGTCGTCCAGCAGGACATGCGCGTAGCGGTTGCCGATGTGCTGGGTGATGCCGTCGAACAGCACCTGGAACCGGTCCTGCTCCATTTCGTCGAACGACAGGCTCTCGGCCTGCTTGACCATCAGCCGGCCGACGCCCGGCACATCGATCTCGATCTCCTCGCAGCAGACGCCGGACTCGCGCTGCAGGCGTTTCACCGCGTCGTGCGCGTCCAGCTGCTCCCACCCCTCTACGTTGTCCACCACCAGGTGACCGATCTTATGGATCAGCCGGTGCTGCCAGCCCTCCCGAGGCTGCTTCAGCTCCGCGCGGACCTCGCGCCCCGTGTGGTACTTCCGCTCGCGCAGCAGGCGCGCGTCGACGTCGTGCGCCGGCACCAGCGCGCCGACCATCTCGCCCGTGTCCGGGTCGACCAGCTTCTTGACCGTCAGGTAGATCGGGCGCCGGGCGCGCTTCGCCCGGATCTTCTTCGCTGCAGCGGTGAGGGTCATGCGTCGTCTCCTGCGGCGCGATCCTTCCGGCTTCGCCTACGCGGCAGCGGATCACCGAAATCGTCGTCATCGCTGTTGGCCGCCGCCCCTTTTAGGCTGTAGTTCGGCTTCGGGCCGGTGTAGTCGTGGAAGCTGCTGCATTCCAGCTCGTGCCTCAGGTAGCAGGTGCCGGTCTGCCCCTGACGGTTCTTCGCCACAATCAGCTCCGAGATCCCCGGCGCACCGCAGGCATCCTTCGAGTAGTAGTCGTCGCGGTACAGGAACATGATCACGTCGGCGTCCTGCTCGATGGCACCGGACTCGCGCAGGTCGGCCATGCCAGGCCGCTTATCCGTCCTGGCTTCCAGCCCGCGGTTGAGCTGCGACAACGCCATCACCGGGCAGTTAAGGTCCTTGGCCAGTCGCTTCAGCTGGCGCGAGATGTAGGACACCTCCGCCGTTCGGTTCTCCGACTTGGCCTTACCCGACAGCAGCTGCAGGTAGTCCACCACGATCAGGCCCAGGCCGCCGGGCACCTTGGCGTGCATGCGCGCGGCGCGGGCCGACAGCGCGTCGACCGACAACGAACCGCAGTCGTCGATCGCCAGCGGCAGGGTTTGGAGGTAGTTCCGTGCATTGGACAGCCGCGCCCACTCGTCATCGGTCAGAGCGCCTTTCTCGCGCATGCGACTCAGGTCCACGCCGGCATGTGCCGCCATCAGGCGCATGCTCCACTGCGCGGCGGACATCTCCAGGCTGAAGGCAGCCACGTTGCGGCCACCCTCGGCAGCGTCCGCAGCCCAGTTCAGGGCATGCGCCGTCTTCCCCATCGAGGGGCGTGCTGCCAGCACGATCAGGTCCGTTGGCTCCAGACCGGGAATTTTGCGCCGCACGCTGCTCCACTTCGGTGCCAGGCCGAGCGTGCCGTCACCATGGAACCGGGCCTCCATCTCGTCCCAGGCCTTCTGCGCGGAGCTGCGCACGTAGATCAGGCCGCCGCTGCCGCTGGACTTCACGGTGAGGCCGGCCAACTTCGTTGCCGAAGCGGCTACGACCTCTTCCGCTTCGTCATCGCTGGCGGCGTAGGCGCTGTCGGCGATCTCGGTGCTCGTCTCCACCAGCTGCCGCAGCAGCGCCTTGTTCCGGACGATCTCCGCATAGGCCCGGATGTTGGCTGCCGACGGCGTGGTGGTGGCCAGCTCGACGAGGTACGCGCCGTCGCCCACCAGGTCGAGCTTGCCCTGCGATTCGAACCACTCGCCCATGGTCACCGGATCCGGTTCACGGCCCTTCTCCTTCACGGCCTGAATCGCCATCCAGATCAGCTGGTGATCGCGGCGGTAGAACTGATCCGCCTCCAACAGGTCCTGGACGTCAGGCCAAGCCGTCGGCATCAGCATCAGGCCGCCCAGCACGGCCTGCTCGGCGTCGACGGAGTGCGGGAGCCGGCGCGCGTTGGCGAAGCTGTCGGCGTAATCGAAATCGGCGCTCATGCGGCCTGCTCCTGCTGCGCCTGCTGTTCATGGCGCTCGCGCTCGCGTTCGGCATCCCGCTCCCGCTTCACCTGCACGCCGCTGGTGGTCAGCTCGCAACCGCCCTCGTTCGGACACCACCAGAGCTTGAACCAGTTCCGGCGAACCGCGTCGCGGAAATGGGCACGCCAGTCCTTTTGCAGCTTGCCGCTGTCTCGGTGCCGGATGGCGAACTCGCGCCATGCCAACGCGATGAACTCACGGGGAATGCCCGCGTCCTCGGCGAAGTCGAAGATCGGGTCATCGTTGCGGATCGCACGCTCCCCCGCATTCCGGCAGGCATCGATGAATGCCGGGAAGCTGATTTTGTCGCGCTTCGTCCTGCTGGCCCTGGTGCCATTGTCCTTCCCAGGGGGAACCGCTCCGGCGGCAGCCGGGGGGGTATGGGGGGTTTGTTCTTTTGGAGACGGATTCGGAGACGGAAACGGAGACGGATTCGGAGACGGGGCAGAGCTAGATCCTGCTACTGGCAGATTTTCCCCTGCTACTGGCAGGCGATTGTCGTGCTCGGGCTGTGCCAGTAGCAGCTTTGCCGCGTACTCCGGCATGAGCTGCGCCGCTTCCTGCCGGCCGTGGCGACGGCACAGTGCCGCCCACTTCGCCTTCTCTGACCGCGCCTCAGCACCGGCCGACCACGGTTGATGGTCGGCCCAGTCATGCAGCTGGTATGCCCCCTCGGTGCCATCGAGGAACCCGACGGACGCCAATTCGCGCACGAGCGCATCGTTGTCGCCCGCCCAGTCTGCGGCGAGTTCAATGTCCTCGGCCGTCATGCCGCTGAGGTCGCCATCGGGTCGGCTAGACCTTGCCCACAAGATCAGGCACACCAGCGACCAGCCAGCGGCAGGCCCAAGTCGGCGCACCAGCTTCTTTGTTTTCGGGTGGCCCGGCAGACCGGTGCTGAGCCGCGCGTCGGTGCTCATGCTGCCCCCGTTGCTCTGTCCAGCAAGTCAGGCGTGCGGCCAGCCCGGCGCGCCTCGGCCCTGGCCTGCTCGTCGGCACAGCGGCACTGGTGCTCGGTGCGGTCAGCATCGGTCATGGGCTCGCTGCGGGCGATGACGTCCAGGCAGCACTGCAGCTGCCGGAGGGTGTCAGGTCGTGCATTCATGGGTCGTCCCCATCGTTGAAGGGACCCCAATCCTGTAGCACGGCCGCGCGGATAGCGGACCGTAACCGGGGCCTTGTGGAAGGCACTTGGGCTCATACCCCGCCCCGCTCCGCTGCTGCCTCAGCGTGCTGGCTCACCTGCACGATGGCCGCCATGACCTGGGCACAAGCACGAGAGATGGCGTCTGCCTCGTTCGGCGAGATCCGGTTATCGGACATTGCCTCGGAGATCAGCTCAGCGAGGTCGCCCTTGGCGGCAGCCGCAGAGAGTAGCGCGGTGATCAGGGTGCCGCTCGCAGGTGCGTCGACCCGCTGGGCTACGAAACCATGCTCTGCGCAGAGGGCGTGCAGGATCCGGAAGTCGCCGGTGCGTCCCATCAGCGTGTCCGCCTCTTGAAGGCTGAGCAGGTTGCGGTCCGTGTTGGGATTTACCTTGCCGCGAAGGGTCGCGGCGGACATGCCCATCCTGGGCGCCAGAGCCTCACTGCCACCTCGGTACTGGTGGACGGTGTCGTAGGCGGCATCGGTGACATTCATGGGCGGAGCTCTCGATTGGAGACGTCGTGGCGACGGCGGCGCAGGATGTGCGCCATGGAGAAGATCAAGTCAGGGAAGACGGGAGCCCCGCCCCAGCCAAATGCCCGCGGTCACCACACGCACGGGCAGGCTGGGCTGGGGCAGAACCTGGGTTCATGCGGCAGCGTCGGTGTGGCCGACGTCGTTCGCTGGCATCGGCCCGAAGACATCGGTCCGGGTGATCCGGGTCAAAGGGGGAATGCCCCGCGACTTCCAGTTGTGGACCCGCTGGACTCCGCCAGGCATTTCGAAGCCGAGCGCGCGAGCCACAACGGCCGGTCCACCCAGCTGTTCGATCAGCTGGGCGTCGGGGTGCACTTCGATCGGGGGTTTGGCGTTCATGGCGGCATTACACGCCATGTTTAATACCCAGTCAACACCGCGTGTAACAACACCCTGTTTAGTCGCAGGACAATGGCGCATGGCATCCATGCACCCCTCCATGAAGCGGCTCTACGAAGCTGCCCAACGGCTTGACCCACCTATTCGCGGTCAATCAGAGCTGGCTCGCTCGCTGGGCCAGTCCCCGCAGACCGTGAAGAACTGGGAGAGCCGGGCGACCGGCGTGAGCGCCGCCGGTGCCTCGAAAGCTCAGCAGTCCTTGGGGATCAGCGCCACTTGGATCTTGGAAGGGTCGCTGCCGATGTACGTGGGCGGGGAGCGCCCTAGTCAGTCTCAGCCTGCGGGACTGCAGCGAACGATCATCGCCACCACGGTGAGGTTGATCGACTATGTGAACGACATGGTCCTTGATCCCATCCCCGATGAAGATCGCGAAAGGCTGATCGACGTCGCCACGGCGGAGGTCATGGAGCGCTGGGCGCAGGGGATCGAAGGGGACAAGGACCTGGCTGCAGCTGGACGCAACGTCATCGCCAAGTTCCGATCAGGAGGATGAACGATGTCGGTAAGCGAGCGTGAGATGAAGGATATGGCGGCAGCCGTTGCCTCGGCTTTGGGGGCACGGACAGGGAAGCGGCCGAGAAGGTTGACCGTCGTCACGCCCGACAGCTCCGAGCCAGTAGGTCTTAACGCGCTACAGCGCGACGTGCTCTACGCACGGATCAGAGATCTCGGCCGCATGTACTGGCTGATGTGGCTGGTGAGGCAGGAGACGGCCCACGTGCACGGCATCGTCGAATGCCTGACCGACGCCGAGCTCGATGCCTTGCTGTTCAAGATGGAACGTGGGCGAGAATGCAGGGTCGAGGGCATTGCCTTCGATGATGCGGGCCTGGTCCGAGGATCGATTGACGTAGGAATGGAACAGGAGGAATGGGGATGATTCACAACCTGACGCGCTGGACGACCCGTTGGACGGCCACCGGTGTGCTGTCCGTTGCATTGGCCGGTTGCTTCATGCCTACGAAGCAACCGGACGCGAGCCAAGTTCGTCCCGCACCGGCAGACCAGGTTTTTGTGCTCCGAGATCAAGGAACCGAGACGGGCACGGTAGTCGTGACCAGAGACGTCGGTGCGGTCGGAAGTGGGTGTGCGCTAGGCGTCATGGTCGATGAGCAGATGGCAGCGCATCTCAACTCAGCCGAGTCTGTTTCTTTTCAGCTTCGTCCAGGACGTCATCTGCTTACCGTGACGGGCATTGACGGTCGCGGTCTCTGCGCGCTCGGCGTCACGAAGTCCAACCTGGCTCGTCGTCGCTCCACCGAAATCTATGTGGATCCGGGCGTCACTCGTAGATACCGGCTGTCCTACACCTCCGTGGAGACACCACCGGTCATCGAGCCGACTTTCTAGGTCTACGAGCCCCGAGCGCCCCACATGGCCTCGGGGTTTTTTTTCTCTGATGTTTAAACATGGTGTTGACTTCTGGATTAAACGGGGTGTTTAATGCGCCAACGCCCCAGCAACCTCACTCCGAGGGAGGGCGACGGAGACCGTCATGGACCAGCCCGCCCCCAAATCCCACCCCTCGGCCCACCCAGCCGATGAGATCCGCTTCCAGCGCCAACTCGCATCCATTCTCGCCGCCCAGCTGCTGAGCCACGGCCTGACCATGCCGGGCTGCGAGGTTGCGTACCTCGGCGCTCACTGGGCCAGCAGCGGCAACTGCGAGCTGGCTTGGGAAGCTGCCCGCCGGCACCAGTTACAGCTGCTCGGGGATGCCGTCGACATCGTCCCGACCGGACGGGATGCGCGCAGCGACCGCTCTGGCATGACCACGGACACGCTGCAGAAGCGCCGCGCCGCCCGGCAGGAAGAGATCGACCGCGTCCGCGCCTTGGTCAACCCCTTCGGGGCGCAGCACCCGCATGCCGATAGCGAGCTGCTTCTGGGCAACGCAGACCTGGAGCGCGCGGCATGACCCCGCACTTCAACCCCTTCCTTTCGATCTTCGGCGGCCTGCTCTCTGCACGGCCGGAGCCGATGACCAATGCCGGTCGCTACCTGCAGCAGTTGGAACTGGGCGATTGCCGCTTCTCCACTAACGACGAAACCGTCAGCGACGAGCTGCTGGCCGGCCTGCGTCGCATCCAGATCACGACCTCCAAGGAGCTGTCATGAGCACAAACGTCCGCCACATCGGCGAGTTCCGCGCTGTCCGGGACGCCATCGCCAACACCGGGCTGAGCCCCGCCCCGTTGTTCCGCCGCCTCAATGCGGAGCAGCGCGAGGGTAATCGGGGTCTGTCCGTCCTCAACAACGCGCTGCGCCTGCGCCGGCAGTTCAGGGACGAGTTCACCACCCCGACCGGTCCGGAGGCGGCATGAAGTTCGAAGAAATCATCGCCGCAGAAACCGCCGGCATGTCTCGCGAGTTCGCCTTCTACGGCGCGGTTGTGGGCCTGGTGTTGGGCATCGTAGGGACGCTGATGGCACAGGCGGTGTTCTCGTGAGCCGCGAACGCCCGCTGATCCTTCTGCCTCTCCTCATCGCCGCCACCTGCTGCGGCGTTGCCGCCGCCGGCGCCGCCCTGGCCTTCATGGCCGACAGCTACGCCGGCATGTTCCTGGCACGCGCCGTCCTGGCCGGGCTGGTCTACCTCACGACTTTGGAGTGGATCCGCGCCGAGCACGCCCTGCGCTCCACCGCCACCGCCGCGGATCCGGTTCCGGCCGTCCCCTGCGATCTGCAGTAACCACTGCCGGCGCGGCCGGCCCAACCTACGAGGTTCCCATGTTCCATCTGGACAAAAACCCCGCCGTGATCGGAAACGTCAACGTGCGCATCGAGCGGCACGGTGACGAGCGTTCTCTTGCGGTCGACGTCACCTTCGTCACCAGCACCGGCAACACAGTCCTGGACCACTTCGACAAGGAGCTGCGCAAGGCGCTGTTCCGCAAGCCCAAGGCGGGCGAGCAGCAGTCGCTGCCGACCATCGGTGAGCACCTGACCGAGATCAAGATTCCCAGCTTGGAACCGCTCAAGGTCGGCCATGAATTCAAGGGCTTCGAGCTCCAGATCGACGGCGAGCTCGAAGGCACCCAGCCGATCTTCCTGGTCGACGTGAAGCTCAGGAAGTTCGTGATCGCTCCGAAGGAAGGCGGCAGCGTCGAGCTGACGTTCAAGGCCTCGGCCAATGTCGACCCCGACGAGGTCGCCGAGCTCACCGAGGCGCTGATCCGCGAGTCGGTGGTCCTGACCCTCCAGCCCGGCAAGGCCGACGAAGAATCCCAGCAGCAAGAAGACCTGGCTGCTGCCTGATACCCCTGCCCTGCGCGCTCCCCTGTAGCGCAGCGCTGACAGCCCGGAAAGACGGGCACCTCTTTCCGCCCAGGAGCACAACATGTCCGACACCTCGCCGGCCCCGCGCCGCATCCAGCTGATCGACGTCGATTCCTCGCAGATCCACAGCATCGGCCACGACGCCGACACCAACACCCTGGCCATCTGCTTCAAGCGCGGCACTGGCGCTGCCCGTGGCCCGGGCTCGGTCTACCACTACGAGAACTTCAGCGCGGCCGAGTTCGAGGCGTTCAAGAACGCCGACTCCATTGGCAAGCACTTCGGCGGCTACATCAAGCCGTTCCCGCTGAAGTACCCCTACCGCAACGTCACCGAGCAGCAGGCCGCCTGATCGCATTCCTGGCGGGTTGTCGGTTCCTGCAGCGGAATCAAATGCGGAGTGAACCGTCAGTGCTGGCACGCCCTCACAGCATGCCCCCAGCGAAAGCTCTTGGGTCAACGAGCGGTGCGGATGCAACGCCGCTGACAGTCGGGAAAGACCGGCATCCATCCGCATGCGGCCTGCCGGGATTGCCCTCCCGGTCCAGGGCAAAAACCCCGTAATCCACTCGGGGAGGCCGCAGCCGGATGGATCGCAGTGACACCCACCCACCATGCCGGCGATGCCGGCCGGAGCAATCAATGAGCAACATCGCACCCCTCAAGCAGCGCGGCGGCGAACTTGTGACCGCCGAGCAGGCGGAGGCCATCCGCACCGCGCTGAAGACCAGCCTGTACCCGGGCGCCACCGACGAATCGGTCGACATGGTGCTGGCCTATTGCCGCGCCGGCGCCTTGGACCCGATGACCAAGCCGGTGCATATCGTGCCGATGTGGGTACCGGAGAAGAAGCAGGGCAACCGTGTCATCAGTCCTGCCGGCATGCGCGATGTGATCATGCCGGGCATCGAGCTGTACCGCACGAAGGCCCACCGCACCGGGGAGTACGCCGGGCAGGATGAGGCCAGCTTCGGGCCGACCATCGAAGAGAACCTGGGTGGGGTCAACGTGCGCTACCCGGAATGGTGCAGCGTCGCGGTCTATCGCCTGGTCAACGGAAGCCCGGTGCGCTACTCGGCCAAGGCCTACTGGCTGGAGAGCTACGCCACGCAGAAGCGCGACAGCGATGCGCCGAACGCCATGTGGAAGAAGCGTCCCTTCGGGCAGCTGGAGAAGTGCGCCGAGGCTCTGGCGCTGCGCAAGGCGTTCCCGGAAGCGGTAGGCGCGCAGCCGACCGCCGAGGAAATGGAAGGTCGCGTCATCGACGGGGAATCCACTCCGATCCGGCAGGAGGCGCATCAGCAGCTGCCGCGTGAACTGCCGCCCTACCCAGCCGACAAGTTCAAGGAAAACCTGCCGGCCTGGGGCGCACTGATCGCTGCTGGCAAGAAGACCGCCAGCCAGATCATCAACATGGTCAAGACGAAAGGCTCCCTGACCGAGGAGCAGATGATCGCCATCGAGGACTACGAGCAGGTGGACGACGTTGCCACCGATTCCGCCTCGGCCACCACCAGCACCAGCGATGACACCGGCCCCATCGATTGGGACGCCCCGGGCGAAGGAGATCGCGCATGAAGACCGTCGAATTGTTGCAGGGCAGCCCCGAATGGCACCAGCACCGGGCACAGCACCTCAACGCCAGCGACGCGCCGGCCATGCTGGGCGTCTCCACCAACTTCTCCCGCGCCGACCTGATGCGCGAGCTGGCGGCTGGCGTCCCGCGCGAGTTCAGCGACTTCGTGCAGGAGCGCGTGATCGACCCGGGCCATGAGTTCGAAGCCTTGGCGCGAGTAATCGCCGAGGGCTACGTCGGTGAAGACTTGTATCCGGTCACCGGCGCCCAGGGCAAGTACTCCGCCAGCTTCGACGGCCTCACGCTGCTGGAAGACACTGCGTGGGAGCACAAGCGCCTCAACCAAGCCCTGCGCGATGCCATGTTCGACGGCTGCACCGGTACCGACCTGCCGCTTATGTATCAGGTGCAGATGGAGCACCAGGCGATGGTATCCGGGTGCGAGCGCGTGTTCTTCATGGCTTCCGAGTGGAAGCGCGCCGGGGGCCAGTGGGAGCTGCTCGAAGAGCGCCACTGCTGGTACACGCCGAACCCGGAGCTGCGCGCACGCATCATCGCCGGCTGGGCCCAGCTGGAGGCCGACGTGGCTGGCTACGAGCCGGAGGCACCTACAGCGCCGGTCGCCGCCGGGCGCGCGCCGGACCAGATGCCCGCGCTCCGCATCGAAGTGACCGGCATGGTTACCGCCTCGAACCTCGCCGACTGGAAGGAGCAGGCAATCGCTGTGTTCCAGGGCATCAGCAAGGACCTGGTCACCGACCAGGACTTCGCCGATGCCGAGAAGACCGTGAAGTGGTGCAGCGATATCGAGAGCCAACTGGCCGGCGCCAAGCAGCATGCCCTCAGCCAGACCGAGAGCATCGACCTGCTGTTCCGCACGATCGACGACATCAGCGAGCAGGCCCGGGCTACGCGCCTTGCGCTGGACAAGCTGGTTACGAAGCGGAAGGAGGAACGCCGTACGGAGATTGGTACCAACGCCCGCCGCGCGGTGCAGGACCACGTCCGAGCCATCAACGAGACGCTGGGCGAGCACGGCCTGCCGATGCCGGCCACGCTGGTCGCTGAACTGCAGGCGGCTATGAAGGGCAAGCGCTCCTTCGCCAGCATGCAGGACGCGGTCGACACGGTGGCCACGAACGCCAAGATCACTGCCAGCCAGGCCGCCGACCGGATCCGCGCCAACATGGCGATCCTGGCCGAACGGCCCGAGTACTCCACCCTGTTCGCCGACCGCGTGCAGCTGTGCGCCAGCAAGGCGCCGGAAGACCTGCGCAACCTGGTGGCAGCGCGGATCAGCGATCACGAGAAGGCCGAGGAAGATCGCCGCGAGCGAGAGCGCGTGAAGATGCGGGAGGAAGAGGCCGAAAAGGCCCGCAAGGCACTGGAAGAGCAGCAGACTCGCGACGCTGCCGCTGCGGCCGCCGCTTCCCCTGCGCCCGTCTTGGTGGAAGAGCCGGCGCCGGCACCTGCTGCGCGCCCTGCCCCGGTACTGGTTCGCTCACCTGCAGCTGCACCGGCGAGCACCGCCCCGCGCGAGGTGGTCAAGATGAAGCTGGGCGACATCAATGCCCGCATCGCGCCCCTGACGATCTCCGCCGACGGCCTGGCCAAGCTCGGGTTCAACGCCCTGCCCGAGAAGGGCGCGGCCAACCTGTACGACCAGGCGCAGTTCATCGACATCTGCAATGCCCTTTCCGCTGCTGCGCTGCAGGCCGGCAACGACTGGCTGAAGAGGGCTGCCTGATGGAGCGCCGGACTTGCACCGGATGCCAGCGCCGCCTGCCGCTGTGCCAGATGGCCAGCGACGGTAAGCGCGGGCCGAAATCCATCTGCGTCCCCTGCGCCACCGACGAGCGCCGCCTGCGCAACCCGCTGGCCCCGGCGCGGATCGATCCGGTGCAGGTCCGCATCAACAACACCTTCAACCTGTGGCACGGGCCGGTGAGCCGCGCGCCGCTGAGGATCGCAGCATGACCGACATCCATGCCCGCCCCTTCTACGACAGTCCCACGCGGCGCCAGAAGGAAAACGAACAGCAGCAGCTGGAGGCCGACATCGCGGCATTCCGTAAGGCCGGCGGCCGTGTCCAGGTTCTGGGCAACACGCCGCCGAAGAAGGCGAAGACCCGCCGCCAGGTGATCGAGGGTCGACTGCCCGCGTCGGCAGGGAAGGAGCAGGCGGCATGACCCGGCCTATCCCCCGCCGCGCGCCGAAGCGGAACGGCGGCTTCTCCTGGGGCCGGTACCCGATGGGTGACAGCGGCGTCATTGCTTACCGGCTGTTCCGCCGCGACCTTACCGGCGCCGTGCACTTCGAGGGGCTGGACTTCTACCCGCAGGACAAGCGCCGCGATGTGGCGCTCGCGCTGCGCGCAGCCTGCCATCGGCTGCGCGATCGCGTAGACGAGCTGGACCTGCGGGCGCTGGGGGTCGCGGCGTGAGCACCCGGGACCTACATGCCCTCGAACTCGCTGATGTACCCCGAGTAGTCATTGGGGCTGACTCCGACAAACGCTTGGAACTCGTTCGCAAACAGCGCTCCGTGCCTCACGATCCAAAGTGCCTGCCCGAGCATTATCAAAAAGTCGCCGGGACCATCTTTCAGCTTGATGATTGTTTGCTCACCGGCCAGCGTGTCAAGGCTGATCCTCACCACCTTGGCCTCTACCCTGTCCCCCATTGTTCTCAGCGACATACATGCGGCGATGAACGTAGCCAGGTCGGCGCCGAGAGCATCTGGAAGGTTGTGGATCTTGTCCAGTACGTGCTGTGCGGTTGGCAGAAGATCCTGCCCCGCCTCAAACATGGCGCGGTCGAAGTTTTCAACACCGGTCAGCGTGGAGTAGTCCGCTCCAGGCTCAACTACACGACGCATGTTCCTGACGATTCGCGCGGCTCTGGCTGGAACCGAACCAACCTCCGCGAGAAGGAGCCGGCCGATGATTCTCGCCGTTTCCTCCCTCAACTTGACGGCCTCGCCGTGCTGCTGCTGCGCAATCTGCGCCGCACGGTCCGCAATTTCAGTCGCCCGCTTGGACGTTCGATGAGCGAGAAGCCCAACCCAAACCGTCGCAGAAGCGCCCGCGATACCGATCACCGCAGCAAGCGCGGCGATCGCTGCAGCCCAGGCGGCCACGAGCACCGCCGCCCAATCCGCAACGCTTCCAGTGCCGACTTCCGGCAGACAGAACTCAAGCGCCATAACCCCTCCCTGTTGAAGCCGATTCTGCCATGAACTGCATCCACCCCAATGACCGCGCCTACGCCCTCGAGCGCGCCGTGGCCGCAGCCACCGCCCAAGGCGAGGACCGCAAGGTGCTGGAAGACCTCCGCGAGATCCTGGCCGAAGCGCGGCGGGACGCCCGCTGATGAGCGCCTTGGTGCTGGCCCCGGCCACCTGCCCTACCCCGGGCCGGATGAAGCAACCCACCAAGGCGGCCCTGCGCCACTGGCTGGTGCTGGCCGCCGAGCGGACCGAGCAGTTTCAGGCGGAGCTCGCCGAGCTGCGCGTCCAAGGGGCCATTACCAGCACCGAGCGCGAGCAGCTGCTGGCCGAGCTGATCGAGGCGTCCGCCAGCCTCGGGCACCACGAAACGCTGCGCAGCAGCAGTGACGAAACCATCGACTACTGGCGTGCGAGGGTCGAAACGCTGCGCGCCGCCCTGATCGGAGGGCGCTGATGAACGGCCGCATTTGGACTGCTGACGAGGACGAGACCTTGCGGATCAACTGGCCGCGCTTCCCCGCGTTCCTGATCGCTCACGTGCTGAAACGGGGCCGCGCGTCTGTCTACCGCCGTGCCAGCCAGCTTGGCCTCAAGAAGGCCGATGACTTCGAAACGCAGCCGCTGGCCAAGCTGTGGAACGGCACGGAGGATCCGGCCTCCATCGCGGCGCGCTTCAAGCCCGGGCAGGTGCCGCCGAACAAGGGCCTTCGGCGTCCTGGCTGGTCATCCGGGCGCATGGCGACTACGCAATTCAAGAAGGGCCGTCCCGCGAGCGAATCCCGCAACTACGTCCCGATCGGGACGGAAAAGATCGACCGGAAGCGGAATGTGCTGATGCGAAAGATCACTGACGACCCATCCATATTCCCTGCCCAACGCTGGCGCCCGGTACACGTGATGGTGTGGGAGGAAGCCAAGGGACAGGTACCGGCAGGCCACATCGTGATTTTCCGGCCGGGCATGAAGACCTTCGCCGCAGCCGACATCACTGCCGACCGGCTGGAAGTAGTGACTCTCGCCGAGAACATGCGCCGCAACACGCTGCACAACCGCTATCCCGCCGAAGTGAAAGAACTCATCTACCTCAAGGCGCGCATTACTCGCCGGATCAACAAACGCACGAAGGAGCAGCAGCATGAAGAACAAGGTCAGTGACGTCCGCGACCACCTGGTGGCCATGCTGGAGCGCCTCGGCGACGACAACCTCAGCGCCGACGAAATGAACCTAGTAATCGAGCGCGCCAAGACCACGACGATGGTGGCCACAACCTACATCGGTGCGGTGAAGGTCGAGCTGGACGCGATCCGGCTGATGGACGAGACAGGCAAGCTGGCCACCGCTGTCGGCGCACCGCAGCAGGCGCCGGCGCTGACTCAGGGGCGCCCGTGATGGCCAGCCAGCCAGCGCGTCCCCGATGCCACCACCGCCGCCGCGAGGGCCTGGCCCGAGCCCGGCTCTTCGCCCACGTGGTCGAAGGGAAGCTGCTCACCAGCCGCGAGATCGCCGAAGCCATCGGCACCAGCGTCGAAACCGCATCCACCCGGGCCAAGCGCGGCCCGTTTCCCCTCACCTGGGCGTCGCTGCAGTCCGCACGCGCGCCCCAGCAGCAGAAGGAGCAACAGCGATGAGCCATACGCAGCAACCCGAGAAGAGCTCCAGTCACGCGCCGAACCTCCCCTGGACCGGGCTGCAGGGCGTAGCGTCGACGTCCGCGCCGGCGCTGATCTTCGGCCCCGGCGAGGAGATCTTCCGGATCCAGCCGGACGGCAGTGTGCTGCTGGCCGAAGGTACCCAGGTCGACGACGCCGCGCGTGCCTTCTGGGCGGCCGTGGATCATTTCCGCCCTATGACGCTGGCGACCGTCAAGCCCGGTGGCCAGGTGCAGGTGAGGCCGGCGCGCACGCTCTACATCGACCTGGACGGCGTAATGGCCGACTTCGACGGCGCGTTTCCAGCTGTTTTCGGGCTCGACCACCGCTCTTTGGCTGACGAAGAAATGTGGGGGCACATCAACAGCCACGCATCCTTCTTCCGCGACCTGCCACCAATGACTGGCGCGATCGACTTCTTCCGGTCCGTGGAGCACCTCCAGCCGGTCATCCTCACCGCGTGTCCGAAGTCGAACTACGCGCATGTGGCTTCGCAGAAGCGTGCATGGGTCCGGCAGCACCTCTCACAGACGTGCCAGGTCCTGCCCGTACTGGGCGGCAGACACAAGCCGCTCTTCATGCACCAGCCCGGCGACATCCTGATCGACGATTGGGGGAAGAACTGCGCGGCCTGGGCCGACGCCGGCGGAGTGGCCATCAAGCACGAGGGCAACTGGGAAGAAACGCGCGCCGCGCTGCAGGGTACGGGGGTGCTCCTTGGCTGACATCGACCAGATCGCCCTCGACGTGGCACGCCGCTTCACCCAGGACGACGAGCCGAAACGCCGCGCGCAGCTGCAGATCGCGGTGGTGGAAGCCATCCGTGCCGGCCAAGCCCCATTCCCCGTGGTGGATCTGGTGGACATCCGCAACCAGCTGCACGTCATGGCCACCACCGTGGTGCCGAACTTCTGCGACATGGCCGCAGGACTGCAAGGCCAGGTGCAGGACCTGATCGACGCCCACCGCCGCGCGAATCCCGAGGTGTCGCCGTGAGCCTTCCCTACGAGAACGCCACCAGCGGCAACAACGCGATCAACGACATCCAGAAGATGCTGCGGGCGTTCGGCTGCCAGCGGTTTGCAACCGGTGAGGACTACGGGACCGGAGAGCTTTTCATCCAGTTCGAGCACCGCGGCCGGCAGGTCCAGCTCAAGGCAAGCGCCCGGGGTTACGCCGCCGCTTGGCTGCGGGAGCATCCCTACGGCTCGCGCATCCGCGCTACCCGCGCCGAGCATGAGGCCAAGGCCATGAAGATCAGCGGCGTGGCCGTCTACTCAGTCCTGCGTGACTGGGTGAAGGCCCAGGTGACCGCGATCGAGATCGGCATGCTGACCTTCGAGGCCGCCTTCCTCTCCCACATCCTGCTGCCGAGCGGCCAGACGGTGATCGAGTACGCCCAGCAGCAGAAGCTGCTGCCGCAGGAGCTCCAGAATGCTTAACCAGTCCGACGCGTTCAACCCTGCCTCATGGGCGGCGGCCAAGTACCTTCATCCGCACGAAGTCCTCATCCCAGCCTGGAGTGGCCTCCGCCGCCTGCGCCAGATGCAGCAGACTGGTGCCCATTGCCGCAATTTCCCTTGTCACGTCCTTCTCTTTTTCCCCCAGGTAGGCGTTCAGTGCTCGCCTCGCCTTCCACAAGGTCCCATCCACTTGGTCCAGAAGGTCGGACAAGCTGGCGTTTGGTGCGCCCGATCCGGGAGCTCGGAAGCTCACTTTGGCGAAGAGCGAGTGCATGGTCTCGATATCAGCGATGCAGTATCCGACGGCCTTGGTCAGGGCCGTAGGCATGACATCGAAGTATGGGATCAGCTCGGAAAACGGCTTGGAGTCGCAATGCTCAGCATTAATGCGCGCCACGTTGTAGTCACTGGCGGTCCGGATATTCCTTGCCAACACGCAGCTTCCCCCGAGATGGAGAAGTTGGATCCCGAGTCGGATATTGGCAATGCGGGCGACCGCCCTGGCGTGGTGTCGGCGCGCGAGCATCGGTGCGAGCCCAAGGGTTACCGCCGCCATGGCGGCGCCTATAGTCCCCAGAGCGGCCCAAGCATCCCACCACACAACACACCCGGCCTCGCCCGGCGGCCAGCACGTACTAACAGCGTTCCACCAGCTCATTCCATGCTCCGGGTGTGGATCTCGGCGCATTCTGCCACGGACCAAGACCTTGAATAGCCTGACCCACCTCGACTTCGGCAACGCAGTAGAACGCACGGCGCACGACCTGGCCGGCATGTCGGGCGTGGACCTGGCCCAGGAAGGCCCTGCCACTGTCCGCCTCTGGGAGGCCCGGGGCCTGGCCCTCCACCGCCTCGCCGCCGGCGACATGGACGAAGCGCTGAAGGTCATGGCAGCCGCCCGGTACAGCTGCCGGCGCACCGAAATCAGAACACCAATCAGCCGCGAGACGCGGCGAAGGAGACCCGATGAATACCACCACCGCACCGCGCCGCGTGCCCAACCTGCTGCGCCTCAAAGAGGTCACCGCCCGGACGGGCCTGGCCAAGAACACCATCTACGACCGGATCCGCCGGAAGGAGTTTCCTGCGCAAATCGACCTCGGGGGCAACTGCGTCGCCTGGTCGGAGGACGAAATCGACGCCTGGATTGAGGCCAAATTGGCTGCCCGGGACGGGAGTTCGGAGGACCTGCCGAAAGCAGCTTGA